GCTGGTGTAGTTGCCCGAGGTGGTCAACTGCGTCGCCATGCGGTACGAGCGAGCGGTCATCATCTTGGCCGCAGCGATGCGGGCATGACTCGCCACGACATCCCACTGAGCCTGCCGAGCAGTCTCCTGCGGGATGGCGAACGAGGTCTGGAACCGCTGGCAGGTGAACTGCGTCCAGTCGATATCGCTGTTGATGCCGGTGGGACGATCCTCACCGAGAGGCCACTGGAGATCCTGCGTGTTGACCACGCGGGCAGTCTCCTCCTCGTCGATGCGGAGGTAGTAGCCGCTCATCTGCTGCACGGGCACGATCTGCGCGTACTGCGTGATCGGGAACCGATTGACGGCTCGCGTGAACTCAATCTGGATCTGCCCAGTGGCAGCCGAGAAGGTGGGGATGAAGGTATTCAGCCCACCGCCAATTCCGTACTCAGCCATTGCTCATTGCTCCTTGTGTTTGGGGGTTGGCTGTTGAATCAGAGCGTGGTCGGGAAGTAGACCATCCCGCCATTCTTGCACACGCGGATGATCTGACCAGATGCGCCGGCCTCCAGGGCCACATAGCCCTGATACCGGAACGCGGGGCCAGCGGTAACAACGGCCGAAACCGCCTTTCCGTTTGAGTCGGCCTGCACTCGACCGCCACGAGACACAGCGCCGCCACACTCCACGAGAACGACATCGCCACCTTGGAGGGTGATCGGCTCGCCGTCCGCAGCGTGCTTGCCGCTCAGGGGGCCGTTGGTGCTGCCATCGGCAACACCAATCACATCGTCAGAAGCAGCGCTGACCTGCACGCCGGTGTTGTCATCAGTCACGGCAGTCGGGCCGGTGGTATCGACGCGGATGAAGCGGTAGGGGTAAACATCGCCGCCCGCGATCAGTGCCGGAGTATCAGAGAACGATCCCATGTGTCAGTCCCTTTCTTTCAGACGGCCTTCTGGCCGCTGTACTTGGCGAACAGGCTCTTGAACTTGGCGAGGTCGCCCTGCGCCTCGGCCACGGCCCGAGCCGTCGCCGCCTTCACATCCATCTCCACGCCACCCTCGTCGGTCACAGCGTGAGCCGCGACGGGCGGAACATTGATCGGGTCCTTGGCCATCGTGGCCTTCCAGAAAGCGATCTTGGCCTCGGGCTGCTTGCTGTCAGCCAGTTCCTCGACCATCTGGTTGCGGAACTTGCCGCAGCGGTAGCCGCCGGAGAGCATCGAATCGACCTCTCGGCCGAACCGCTCCAGACGCAACTGACGCTCAAGGGTCTTGTTGGCGGACTCCAGCGCCTGCACGCGGGCGAACAGGGCCTTCTCGGCCTTCACGGACTTGCTCATCTTGGTCTTTCCGCCGTAGGCGGCCTCCATCTCTTCCTCGTCCTCGTCCTCGTCCTCAGACTCCTCACCCTGATGCGAGCCGATGTCCACATGGACGGCATCGCCGGACTCCTCAAACTTCATGCCAGCGCCAGCCATCTCCTCGGCCTCGTCGCCAGCGGCCATCGCCTCGGCGTCGGCCTCCTGCTCGTCCTTGGCCTCGTCCTCGGCCTCGCACTCCATCGCGGCAGCGAGCGCCTTCTTGGCCTCGTCCTCCGCCTCCATCCGCTTCTTCATCTTGCTGGGCATTTGCTTCTTTCCTGTTCCTGCGGAGGGGATGAAAGTGTTGAGTCCACCGCCGACCCCAATCTCCGCAAATCGGGCCGGCGAGTCAAGAGATATGCGCACCGTGCCGAGCGGCCGCTCAAAGACAGCCTTCTCGCCACGCTTCGTGAATCGTGTGTCCGGGAGTGGCCGCCTGGGCGTGTCACGCCCCAGCAGAGCCACCTCGGACAGGTGATTGTCCTTCCAGATTTCAGCCGACCGGCGAGGGTAGGCGTTGCTGGCGAGCAGGCTGTCGAACGCCTCCTTGGGCATCTCGACATCGCCGACCACATAGCCGACGCCGTTCCGCTCCTCGTACCGCACGCCGGTGATGTCGCCAACGGCCTCGGGCCGGGTCGGCTTGCCGTCCTTCTCGTGCTCGATGACCAACTTCGGGCGGCTGCCCCGCTGGATGAACTTCCCCGTGCGCTGCACGATGTCCTTCACGCGGCGATTGTCGTACTGCTGCATGGCCTCGTCCTCATCAGAGTCGATGGCAGGATCGAAGCCCATGAACAGTTCAAGGTCGCGGATGCGAACCTTGCCTTCGGGCGTGGTTTCGACGGAGTGGGAGGCTGGCATGGTCACAGCGATTCCACAAGCCGCTTCATTTCGGATTCGCTTCCAACACCAAGTTGCTGATCCGTGTTGCCGTCAAATGCGTGAAACTGCCGAGTGTCGGGGTGTTGATTGAGGTACCCAACCAAAACACTTCCACGATGCAGTTCAACAAGCCAAGCCTTTTTGCCGCGAACAGTCACTTCCCGCTTTTTCCAAGTACCCGACGCGCCGGAAGTAACACTCTGCCTCGGCATAGAAATGCTCGCAAACCGCTCCTTCCGGCCCTTGCCGAAGTAGAAGCGATCCTCGACGGCCATCGTGTCCTTCTTGCCGGACTTCGCATGCGGCATCTTGTTGAAGTCCACATTCACGACGCCCCAATGCTCCGCCGGTCCGTCCGCATCTGCCGGGTACTGAACTTCGCGTGCCGTAATCGCCGCTTCAGGAACTCCCATCTGCTTCATCGCACCACGAAGTTTCGACACCAGTTCCGTGGCTTTGCCCTTCTGATTCTTGAATGAGATGGTGCCAACGCCGAATCGACCGGACACACTCACTTCGTCGGGCCGGAATCCGAACCGCGTGATGAGCGAACGAAGGCGTGCTGCAAAATCCTCACCCGCCATCTCGTCCTTGTCCTCGATGGCGAAGGTGTCGGGAGCGCCGGGGCGGGAGGCTTGCAGACGCGCAGCAACAGCAGGAAATTCACTCTTTGCGCGCGACATCATGCCAGCGGCACTTGCGCCGTGTTTGAGGCCCATTTGATAGCCCAACTGGAACCATGGATTAGCCTGCACGCCCTCACGGAAGTTTGGAATAAGCCAAGTTTGAGAAATCTTCACTCCGCGTTCGTATGCGTCTGCGTCACTTACCATTCTTCACCTCCACATTCCAGTACCGGCCGATGGCCTGCACCGGGCTCGTCGCGTTGTAGCCCTTCGTCGCCACGCGGCGTCCGAAGTCACTAGCCAAGTCTGCATCCTCAAACGAAATCACAAGGGTATCGCTGCCCACCTGCACAGCACGCCATCCGCCCTCGGGCATCACCTTCGCCGCGAGCAACTTGCCGAGCATGGGCGAAGTGCTGGCCTCCGCGAAGTCTCCACGGTTCAGGCTGGATGCGTCAAACTTGTCGGGCTGGCCGGGGCAAGAGAACACTCCCATTGCGCGAGCCTCGCGAATGATGTTGTTCAACTGCTTTACTTGTTCTTGCGACAGCGTTCCGCGATTCCGTTCCTTGATTAGATCGCTCAAGATTCCGCTTGCTTCATCACTTCCGTCTGCAACATATGCAGACGCATCCGACAGCATTGAGTCGATTCGACTGAACCGCTCGGGCTGGCCGGGGCGGGAGAAGCCCTGCTTTGTGAGATACTCGGACAGCCACTTTCGCGCACCCGCTTCGCTCTTGAAAGTCGGAGCATTGCGAGTCACCAAAGTTCCACTCTTGGGCATATTCACATACGGCTGGAATTGCCCCGAATCTTCGGTGATGCCTGCTTCGTAATCCTCTGCGCCCTTCTTCCACGACTTCACCGGAATGTCGCGCATAAACCGCTCGGGCGAGCCGGAACGGGAATGAGTACCGCGATATCGCTCGTTCCATTCCGACTTCAGATAGGCAAGGAGGGCTAGTGCCTCCTTGTGACCACCATTGGCAAGCGGCAGAAGTTCTTGTTCAATTTCTCGCAGTCGCTCCGGCGTAGCCGACCGAATCTGCGACTTTGCATAGTTCAGGTCTGACAACCTGATGGCAAACCGCTCGGGCTGGCCGGGGCGGGATTGATAAGTTTTGACGGTCACATTCTTGAAAAATCCGCCGGAATAGTCGCGCTGCAACTTCTTCGCTTTTTGGAAAGAATCGTTTGCGACGAACACCGTTCCATCTTCCGACCAAGCATCAATGCCTTCCGAGTTGAAGTAGTTCGCAAGATTCCTTGCCCGTTCCTTCGTGCTTTCGCGTGGCCCGCTGACGGCATCAAACCGCTCGGGATGGCCGTGCTTGCCAAAGTAGAACTTGTCTTCTGTGTTCATCGCTTGAATCCGGGGTCTGGGTACTCGCCTCTGTCGATGATCTGCTGCCGTCGTGCGTTATATCGCCGCAACGCATTCCGATCTAGTGATCCGTCCCGCTTCACCAGCCCCATCGCCGTCGCCTCGTCCCGCGTCACGGGCTCAAGCGAGCCACGGCAGTTGAAGCCATTCGGTGGCACCAACCCCTGCTCGCGGAAGTCCTCGGCCGTGGCGATGTAGCCGTCCATCTGCCAATGCGAACCGGGGTTCCGACTCTGGCCCTTTCGCTTGTAGACGCCGCCCGGCGCACCACGGGTGCGACGGTCGTGGATCTCGACCAGCCGCAGCAGAGGTGCCCACCGGGCGACATCCGCACCCTCCATCGCGTCCACGGTCGCGTCGTTGTAGGCGCTGGCAACATTCGTCCGGTACACGGTTTCCAGCCGTGCGGAGGTCATTCCGATGATGCCCTCGACCTGTGCCCGGCGGATGAACTTGGACAGCGCCGCCGTCTTGAGCCCCTTCGGCGTGGTACGGCTCTCAATCGCTTGGGCGATGAGTTCCTGTAGCCGCCGGGCCTGTGCAGCCGTTGCACCCTTGGCCCTGAAGCCGCCCCGCAGGACGGCCCGTAGAGCCTCCAGACGCTTCTCCAGATCTCGGATGGCCGTCTTGCTCTCCGACCGGGCCAGCCGCTCCGAAAGCCGCCGCATCTCCCTCCGGATGCGTTGCACCGTCCGCCACGACATCGGGATGCGTCCCCGGAACTTCCGGACAGCCTCCCACCATGTCCCCACCTCAAACGACGGCTTTGCCACGGCGAACTTGGCTGGCTTGTCCTCGGGCCAGTCCTCGGCCTCCCACTCGGCACCCTGCTTCTTCGCCGCCGCGTGGGCCTGTGCCTCGCCCGCGAGAGCCGCGAGGGTCAGCACCCGGCCCATAGCCTCCGCGTACCTGTCCCACGCCTCCTCGGCGTCCTCGGGCTCCTCGCGTACCTGAGCCGCGAGCGCGGCCCGATACCAGCGGCCCGCCTCCGCGATGCCATGCCGATAGATGCGTTCGATCTCGGTCACTTGCGGCGACGGGTCTTGCTGGCCTTGGTCTTGCGGCCCTTCTTCTGGTGCAGTTCACCCCGGCGCTGCATGGACAGGGCGATGGCGACCGCCTGATCCTGCGGGTAGCCCTCGCCGCGAAGCACGGCGATCTTCCGGCCCACGGCATCGTCCTCGGCGGCGTTCTCGTCCTTGCCTTCGGCTCGGTCGAGTTCCTTCACCTTGCGGGCTGCAAACGACTTGCCGGGATCTCCCCCCCACAAGAGCCAAGCGATATACCCGGCAGAGTCCTTGCCCCAGCCCTCGCCCTGCTTGTCCACCTCGTGCCGGGCGAAGTAACTGTGCATCCGCCGCACGGTGGAAGGCGAGAGCGTCTTGCGGTTCGACAGGTCGCGGGCACGGGCCACGCCAACCTCGGTGCCGCCCCTGCCATGCTTCCGCCGCAGTTCCAACC